CAGGCGTTTCTCCTGCCCTAGTAGCTGACGAGCGAGCTCGTAGCACATGCGGTCAAAGTTGTCGGATCGAGGCACATTGTCACGCTTTGATCCTATGCGCCCATGATTTCCCCACTCAGCTACGACTGTGACCTTCTCATAGTGTGCGAGCGCATATCGGACTACATCTACACAGAGCCTAGATACAGTCACATACTGCTCAAAGATGGTGGCATCTATCTCAAATGCCTGGCTAGGGAAGTTGAATAGACCCTCGACCATATCTCCACCGAACATGATGGTGCAGTCTTTGACCGGATGGTCAGCTCTCTGGATATCTGTGATCCTGACAGCTCGCTCTGCAAACTGCATCACTCTGCGCTTCATCACCTGTGAGTCATAGCTCGTGGTCTTTTTCGCACCCTGCCAGTCAGTCATATGCCATAGGGCTACCTCAGTCCTACCCCTGCGCTTATCAGCCTCAGGAGATGTGACCGGTGCTATCGGCCCATATGTGAGCATCGCATCGTAGGCAGACTGATGAGTAGCCTCCACGAGATCATCTGTCTTTGTTTTTGCCTTGAGTAGCTGTTTCTGTAGCCGCATGATGACATTGCGTAGCTCTCTGACATCCGAGGACTCTATGCCCTCAGGTAGCTCCTCTAGGCGTTTCTCAATACTCATTGCGTGGCTATCTCATACCCATGCTGTGTATAGCCCTGCTTATCTAGCCAGCTATCCTCATGCTCAGGAGATCGAAAGAGCCGGACAGTTTTGAGAGCATCCATCATCAGAGCTACCTGATATGCCGGTATCTCATCTATGTCTAGGAGTGCTCCCCAGATTTTGCCTATCTTCACGAAGTTATCTATGGCATCGCCATACTCATCCTGCCGAGATGCGAGTATCGTCTCTACTTTGGACATGGACACTCACCCTTACGATGAGCCCTGAAACTATCCTGAGATGTTTTGTGACCCTCCTGTCGCAGAGCCTTGACTATCAGGCTGACAGGTATGCCTTTCTCCCACGCCTTATCTATCGCTTTCTGATCCTCTTTTGATAGCGAGCTATACAGATTCATATATGCGCATCCGCTTGATTTTCTGCTGCGCTTGGCAAACTCGTCTAGTGTGTCTGATAACGCCATATCCCACCTCCGCGCACACACTAACACAAACTCTCAAGGAGTACTTCATGGATACCGATAGGGGTCAGGTGCGTGTCTGACCCCCTCGGCGTTTCCCAATGGAGGTAGGGAAGTCTATGCTTTCTTTTTCTTGCTGTCCTTTTTCGCTAGTTTGTCTAGCTCTGCATCCACTACATCAGCGATGAGGCCGAATGATGGGTCTTTCTTATCTAGTGCTCGTAGTCCAGGTGCGATGACACCGGCAACGACAGCTACAACATATGCTTTGGGATCAGTCGATCCGATAGTGATGAGTGGAGTGATAGCGACTAGCACACCACGCGCATATGACTTGAGGATAGATTGCATTTTGTTTGACATCATTTCTCCTTCCTGTGGGCTGTTATGGGCGAGCGACTGCCATGACTAGAGAGTATGCGCGCTTCTTGCGATACACACCATCTCCATTAGCCTGAGAGCCTCTCTTATCCCCTGATGTATTGCCCTCGATACACCATAGGAATCTCTTGCCATCGTTTTTGACCACGATACCTACATGGTCTGGCTGTGCATCGTCATCAAACTGGAAGAACACGATGTCGCCTGGCTGTGCCTGTCCGATGGGGATGGTCTTGCCCTTTTTGGCAAACCACTTGAGCCCTGCATCGCATGATGCAAAGCCCTTCTTACCTGATGCTGCTACTGATGCAGACTGTCCTACCTGTGTGAAACACCAGGATACGAACATCGCACACCAGGGAGCGTTGTTCAGTCCATACCACTTGCCATACTTGGTGTCGTTGTTGCCTGACTCCTGATATCCGAGCTCGCCTGTCGCTACTGCTACTACGCTCATCTGCGCCTTCTCTCTACTTTTTGTCCATGAGCAGGGTGTATATCTGATCCACTCTGCCCTCTAGTTTGTCTATCTTTTTCTCTATCTCACCGACTCGATCCTTGATGGATGACCCACTATTGGGCTTGAGCTCCACTAGATAGTGTTTCACGAGAAACCTCACAGCGATAGCTAGTGAGCCCGTGATAGATGTGAAGGCAAGTACGAGCCCTGCCCAGTCGTTCGCTGTCATGTGTCAGATAATAACAGTTACGCTAGGAGTGCTACGCCTGTGATGGCGATGGTAGATGTGGCATCTAGGACTGCAGGTGAGTTGTAATCCACAATGTCTGATCCGCCGTTAGATGTCGGATGCCATAGATACATCTTGGTCGCGCTCGCTCCTAGAGTGCCGAAGATTGTGTATGTAGTGCCACCATCCACAAGAAAACCACCGGCAGAGAGATCATGAGATCGAGTCGGTATAGCCCCAGGCATATCTATGTATATCTGCCCTGTGCCGAAGTTGGTGATGTTTGTGCAGGTGATAGTCGCGTTAGCTGTAATCATTTTACCTATACGCTGTATCTCGATATCGCATGGCTGACCGGTATAGACCATGTTGTTGTTTGTAGTCTGTATGGTTGTTGAGTAGGTCAGGATAGAGGTGCTCAGATTGTTGTCAGCTATCTCTATGAAGGCTGTGCCGTTCCAGTATTTGAGCAGGTCAGCATCGGTGTCGTAGTACATATCACCCACGCGTGGATTTGTAGGTGTGCTCGTATCAAAGTCCACATTGGGGGCGGTCAGTCTCTGAGCTGTCTCTAGCTTGCGCAGTCTCTGATCTAGGTCGGACATAATCATGCGCAGATCGAAGGGCTGATTGATATATGCCATGTGTCCTCAGTTCGTAGTCGTAGTCAGGGTCAGGGTCACACGCTCTGGCCCATCCTCGCCTGGCTGTACAGAGAGTCCGACTATGCGGTAGATGGCATCTAGTGTCCCAGGGAATCGCTCATCCTGGATGACGAGTCGAGCATCATCACCTATCTGATAGTCACCTAGCTGAGGTGTGGCATATGCCGGTACGACTATCTTGATGGTCGTAGGCGGATATGCGACTGCGAGTACCTGACCAGTAGCGAGCTCCTGTAGGTAGGTCGCATCGGTCACATCTGAGTAGTTGGCCTGTTCCTCTAGCAACGGCCAGCCATCTGCTAGGAGGACTGCATCCTGCGCAGTCTCTATCAGCTTGCCCTCGTTTGATCCTGCACCGAGCGCATAGACAGTATTGGCTGCTATAGCTCCATCCTCAGGATACTCATACTCCACGATGTTCCCTGCAGGGAACTCAAAGACAAGAGCCTCAGGGTCACTCGGATCATAGACAGTACCTGTACGCGGATAGCCGAGTATCAGGGTCTTGAGTGGCTCGTTTGTGATGGGGTCATAGGAGACCTGGATGTTGAAGTCAAAGCCATCCTCACCTCTAGATAGGTCTTGGATAGCGTTATAGACACCTTTGAGCTCGTAGTTATAGTAGGTACGAGAGAGCAGTACGCCCGATGTCTCTAATCCTACGATGACTCCGATATCACCCTCAGGTACAGATTGAGCCGTGTTCATGATGGTACGAGCTATCACTAGCTGGTCTATGTTGCTGAAATCTATTGTTGTGGTGATGCGCCTACGCTCAAAGTACGACTCATACTCTCTAGCCATGAGGTTGAGAGTCTGATCCGCGCTGTTATATGTGCGCCCCCAGATGACTCCGCCCCATATCAGGATGCCGTTTCGATCTACATAGAGACCGGTACGACCAGGGATGGTCGATGCATTGACATTGAAGTCTGCAGTAGCCATACCTGAGAGCAGGAGATGACCCTGTAGTGCTCCAGCCTGATTGAGCTGTTGCGTGAAACTGACCCCTGTGAGAGGTAGCTCCGCGAGGATGTCGTTTGTTAGGAGATCAACAAACAGATACCGATAGGTCGTAGTCATATGGACTACTCATCTGCCGTAGGTATCTCCACCCATGAGAGTGTTGCCTCATCCCACTCATGCAGACCCGATGTTGGCTGAGGTGTCGGTGCTTCCCAGAGATAGGTATCGCTATTGAGTGTCCATGATGGGTAGGGCTGTGGCGCAGCAAAACCCACGCCATCAAAACTGAAACCAATACCTGCATAGTTTTTGTGTAGCGGAATCTTGCCGTTTTTGTGAACTCCGCCATAGGTGTTATATGAGGTCTGTATCCACTCGCCTCCTAGAGTCTCCTCACACCACACAACGCTATCGGCGACTATG